AAACCAACAAACTAAACTGTGACGTGTTCCTTCTGTCACTGCTTTTATTCTATGAAGATTAAAAGAAGGAAATACAATTACATCTCCTTTATTTTTAAAACCTTCTATTGGTTCTATTTTACCATTCATGTTTTTAATTTGTAAGATACCTCCCTTATAATCTTCAAAATTAGATAACTGAATACACATCGATAGTTTTCTTATTAATCCGGGATAAGGACCATCAGATTCTGGTGGATAAATATCTCTGTGCCATTGGTAGTGTTGTCCTTTTTTATATTCGGCAAATTGAGGACATTGTAAATTAGAAATATCAAAATTATAATATTCTTTATTTATTTCTGCTGCAATTTCGCAGAGTTTAGGAACGATCCAATGATCTAAAGGATAAAACCTAACTTTAGAATTTCTATCTTTTTTTAGGTCTGCCTCTTTCTTCCACATAACACCAGCCAATTGCTCGTCATATGATGGTGACTCTTCAACCATAGTGTCGCATAGTTTTTTTGGAACAACTTCTGGCAATGTTAAGTATGTTTTATACATCTACTACGTCACAAGCTCCTGCGGTACAAGCTAATGTTTGAGATGACTTAGTGTGGTCTTCTTTTTCATAGGTCATCAACTCTTTCCAATTAATTTGCTTTGGTTGATTCTTTTGTAGCTTATTATATGTATCCTTGTCAATATCTTCATAAGGTGCTTGTTGATAAACATGACCAAAGTTAGGTAAGAAAGACACTCCTGTTAAATCTTCAAAGTTTCTCCAACACCAATCAGCTACACCAAGCCACTCATCATCATTAACCGAAACGGTTATACTTGGTTTATGTTCGCACCAGTGTTCGGCATACATTAACCAATGTTCTAATTGTTCAATAGCTGTTCTTGAATTTCTCGTTGTGCTTCCTTCAGGTGCTTTTTCTACAAAACTAAACACCGATGTAGAATCTGGTTTCATCACACAACTTTCGGTAGGTATGTTTTGGGACATAAGGAACTGTGTCAATGGATCTTTTTTATCTCCACGAACTCTTCTTATGTAATAATCATTGTGTCTTGCATGAATGCCAGAAGCTGCGTTTACAAGTTGTGATACTGTACCAGACGGTTTCACACAAGTAATAGCTGTTGATTGGTTAATGTTAAACTTTTTGGCCCACTCTTTATTTGCCTTAATCGATGCATCTTTCATTCTTATAAGTAAATCTTTTAATACTCCTTTATTAAAAATATCCCCACTTAATATTTTATGATCCATAATTCCTGTTAGAGAAACACCGAGTAGTCTTTCTTTCTCTGTTGCCTCTATCCAAGACTTACGAAGATATTTAAAAGAAGTTAACGTGGCTTGCATAGTTCCAAGAATGGTTGCGGCTTTTACTTTATCTATTAAAGTATCTTCACTATCATCACTTCGTACTACGATTTCACTGAGGTTGCACACTTGGTGAGGTCGTAAAATTATCTCCGAACAGGGATTGGTTCCAAACTCAAAATTAGTATCTCGTCGTTTGTTTCTGGCTGCAACTTTTTTACTAGCCTGTCTATTGAAGATTCCTCGTTCGCCACTACCTGATTTGTAGAGAGATAGCCACTCTTCCATAAACACACCAATATTTTCTGGTTTGTTTTGATAGACGGCAGAGTTGTTGGATAAGGCACGTTGACTCTCGATACGGTACCATTCTCCTGATTTAGCATCTCTCATTTCTCTGTCATTTAAATCGGAGAGACTAATCATAGCTGATCGTCTTACTCCTCCGACAACAACGATTTCTCCGACCTTACACACCAAGTCGTGGCACTCGAGGGGAGTGAGTCGTCTTCCTTGTGCTTTAGTAAACATCTCCGTGGCGAAATTAAAGAGGTCGACAAGCGGGGCTGGCCCAGAAGCTCGTCCACCGAATGTGTGAAGCCTTTCTCCAGCTCCTCGTATGTTAGAGATATCCCACTTGGGTATTTGCCCGGCATATAATAATGTAAGGATTTCCCGAAATGCTTTTGCCCACCCGAGCTTAGAATCTCGAACGACAATAGTAGTTTCAGTTGGATGCATATTATCAGCAACAATAGGTAAACTTTCAATGTACTTTTTTTCAACACTAAACCCCACTCCTGTCCCACACATTAAAACATATAGTATTTCATCAAAAGCTTTTGGATGGTCAACAGGTATATAGGAACAATTATATCCTGCGATATTTTCCTTTTCCAAAGCTGGACCGGCGGTCATTAAAGCCCTCATTGACGGCATAATTTCTAAATTTAAAACTTTATTTTCCAGGTATTCCCTAGTCTTTTTGTCAAGAATATAACTACACTTTTTTTTAAGATGTACTTCAAAAAAATCAAAGTATCTTGCAACTGTTTCATGCCATTCTTCTCTTCTATTTTCTTCAGGCAACCACCTGGCATATCGAGATTTGTGAATAAATTGTTGGTATACAGATGGAAGTTGTTTAGTCGTCATGTCGTCTCCTTTTCATTACAATTATGTTTCTAATATGAGTTACCGTCATAAAAAAATTAAGTAACATCATTACGTATAGTTCTTCTTCCCAAGTCCAGACCCACCAAAAAGATTGAGCACAAAGACCAACCCAAGGTGCTTTAAGCGATCCGTTACCGTAGAAGTACACTGACAAACAAGCACTTATAGCGGCACAAAATTCTAAAAACGGGAACCCTGATTCTATCATCGATTCTTTACTAACTCAACAAGTCTATTTAAATACCATTGAGCTTTTTGTAAATCCTCAAGTTTTTTACCTTTGTAGTTACATCTCCATGTGTATTTAAATATTTGTCCACGTAAATACCCTTCGTATTCAGTGTTGGTTAAAGCGGCTTCAATAGCTTCAATACATTCAATGCCTTTATCATTATATTTATAATGAGTTGGGCTGTTTACTGGGTCATTAGTCATCGATTACCTCGTCTACTGTTTTCATGTTTAATAATACGTTTAATCTTTTTCTTTGAAACTCTGTGTTTTCTGGATCCACAATAAGTTTCCTAGCAAAAGTTCTTACTTGCTGATAATTAAGACCGGCAAGATCGCACACGTCAACAAACCAAGAAGCAGTTACTCCGGTTGTTTTGCTAAACCACCGCACGGCTTCTTCTTTAACTTGTATAAATTCTTTAGAGGTCGGCTCTAGATGACTTGCATCAAGTAATGCTTGATATACTACGGCTCTAAACATTGTTCGCTCCCCTTCCCCTTCTTTACTTTCCCCGTTCGCTGTACCGTGTGTAGGGTCTAAAGTGATCCGGGTTCTCCCTTGATTTGACGAATAAGTCTGTTGTGTTGATTTCTTTTGCTCGCTCATCTATCCATTCCACCGGTATAAACCTACCGGCCCATTTAAAATTATTCTTCGTTAGCCAATTACCATAAGTAGTTTTACTACTTTTGTAAAGTTTTACTTTATGATTTTGTAAAACAAATCTTATATCCAAGTCTGGTCGTTGTTTTTTAATTAATAAATGTTTTTGCCTATCTTCTTTAGTAAGCTGTCCTTTTAATTCAATTATTAAACCGTTTGTTAAAATAATATCAGGTGTATAAGTTCGTTTTAATTCTGGTTGTGTATAAGGTATTACTAAACTCTCATATTCATATTTTACTTTGTCCTCGTCCAATTTACCACAAACAGCAGCCTCAAAACCCGACCTATAAAAGCCGTTTGATTTTCTAAGCTCATTCATTTTAGGGTAAGTCCTCATTAACTTTAGGTTCGTTTTCAACAGTAGTTAACCATCTTGGTCCTTTGCTATAGATAAACTTTCTCAGACCTTGTCCATCGTTTGTATGCTTCCAACATTCTATTTTATAAGAACAGTAAGAACAACCAATACTTAATTTTCTATTACCAGACATCCCATCCGGCTCATCCTCATAACATCTTTCAGGAGGATTGTTTTTATCTTGTAAATCATTTTTTAATTCTTTAATTCTTTTTCGTGCGTTTGGTATTTCTTTTTTATCTGGAACACACAAAGCTAAAGCTCCGCTTGTTTTATCAATAGCTAAAAAAGCAAGCTTGTCGTTTTTATTTGCTTCTCCGTATGCCGCTATTTGAGCTAAATACCCAAAAGCATCTGTTTCTTTTGTTAGGTCGTTTTGTTTAAACTTTTTAAAACCAAATGATGAAGCTGACTTTACATCAACAACCCAACCATCGATAACCGCATCTTGATGTCCTTTAACCCCATCAAGTTCTAAAGTTTTCTGAGAGTCTGTAACTGTATGTCCGGATGTTTTAGTAAGCAGTAAAAGTAAAGCCTCTAATATATGTCCATATAAAAACTTTATTTTAACATAAGGTGGCATATGTTCTCGAAGTTCTGGCTTATATAAATCGTACCAAAGCTGACGGCTTGGTTTACCGAGACTAGACATACGAAGCCCTCGGCTTCCTTGTCTGTTTTCTGAAAGAGCAGTGACAACGGACTCAGCAATACTCTCTGTAAATTCTTTTATATCTTCTTGAGTTAGTTTTTTTTTATTACTATCTTCAAATAAATTATAAATGTCTTTTACAAGAGAATGTATTCTTGAATCCGTCATTCACTTTATTTATTAAAAAGTAATATTATCGTCTAATGGATCTTTAGAAGGAGCTATGTATCCTTCGGCTTCTGTGATCTCATCTATATTACCGTCTGGTGAGTATTCAAGCAATTTAGTTACTTGAACTGCCTTTAATGACATTCCAACTCCTTTATTACCAGCAACATTATAATCATAAGTATCAAAAAGAACATTAATGTTAGAACCGTTACCGATTAAGATGTCTGGGCTAATAGGATTCTTCTTAGCATCAACAACTCTTGGTGAAGAGTTTTTGGTACCATCTCTCCTTGTATATTTTCTTTTTACTGTAATGAAATCATTACGTTCATCATCTTTATTTTTAATTTTAGTTGATAAACCTAATTTTTTTAAGGACTCTTTTGTAGTTTTATCGACGGTAACATCGATTGAAAAGATTCCCTCTTCATTATACATATCGTAATGTGGTTGGTGGACTTTTGCCCAATAGGCGGTGCCTGATATAACTGGCATAGTTTTCTCCTTGTTAAAAGTTATTAAAGTTAAACGTTCCCATAAATAAATAAGGAACATTACGAACATTATAGTATGTTGTAATTAGTGTCAACATATTATAATTCTTAATGTGTCTGATCCCAAGCCGTTCCTATAGAAAACTCAGAATCTAACGGGCATCGTATAGATAATTGTTGTTCCACATCTTTCATGGCTTGTTTTGTTATCAGACCAAATTCTTCAGCTTGATTTTTACGTACCTCAAATTGAACTTCATCATGTATATTAGCAACAGGGATTGCATCAAGTTTACTTTGTTCTACTTGTTCGATAATATTGATTAACCATTGTTTACATATGATTGCACCGCATCCTTGCAGTAACGTGTTTAAACTTGCATGAATAGAGCGTGAAAGCAGTATTCTTTTATCAATAGCAATCAGTTGATATTCCCCCGTTTGTCTTTTACGTTCTCTTAATATTTTATTTAATGTACCGGTTAACTGCCGCATACCCTCTACCTTATTAATATATCTTTTGCGTGAAAGTTCTCCGGCTTGTGCGTCTTTACCAAATATCTGGCCAAGCTTCTTATCTCCGGCCCCATATAAAAAAGCATATATCCATGTCTTTGCTGTATTCCTATCCGGTAGTCCGACAATATTCTGATTATAGGTGTGCACATCTCCGTCTACAACTTGTTCAGTAAACTGTTGATTGTTTAAATAATGTGCAAAACATCTTAACTCTAAAGAAGATGCATCACTACCTACTAAACAATACTTCTCTGGATCCTCTATTGTCCATACCGATCTACATTCTTTTCCATACGGTGAATAACTTGCGGGTATTTGAGCCATGTTAGGGCCATAATGACTCATCCGGCCTGTCACACATCCAAGAGTAATAACTCGACCATGGACTCGATTGTCTTTACCTACTGCTTTTAACCATGAACTAATTTGAGATACTCTTTTACTATATAAAAGATATTCGTGTAATCTTTTTGCTTCTGGATATGGTAGTTTTTTTAATACTCCTTCATCTACAATAGGTTGTCCAGTAGGTGTAAACTTTTGCGGCTCCCATTTAAATTTATGGATAAGACGATCAGCAATTTGTTTTCTAGAGTTTGGATTAAACTTATCAACTTGATCATTTATTCTTTTGCCTGATATTTTATGATATCGGGGGGTTATTATCGTTGGAAAAATAACTTCTAATTCTTTTTCTATATCTTCTGCTTTCGCCTTTAACTCTTCAAGTAAATCGGTTGCTTTTGGAACGTCCAAATAAAATCCTTTCTTTTCTTGTTGGTCGATTATCTTCCTTACCTTATGTTCAAGCCTTACACTTTCTTTACTAAACTTACTTATTATTGGGGTGAGGTGTAATAATATTTTTCGAGTAAGGTTTACGTCTTGACGACAATATTTAAGCATCTCTTCTGAATATTCTGTAAAGTCTTTAAACTCTAGCTTACCGGAGCCTTTAAGTCTTTTACCCCAAGCTTTTAAACTATGCCCTCCATCTCTATGTGCATTAGTCATTTGAGAAATAAGAAGAGTGTCGATTATTTTATCTAATGATATTGTAATACCTAATAACTTCTCCAATACCGGGGCATCAAAACTTATACCATTATGCATGATGTAAGTTCTATCTTGATTATGCCATTGTTTAAATTCCTCACACCCTTGTTCTTGTATAAAATCTTTAAACTCTCCAGTTTCATAGTCTTGTACACAAATACAATGAATCTTCTTTGCATCAAGGCTGTCGGTCTCAATATCTAATATAACTTTATTAAACTTTAAATCCATTTGTTACCTCCTTAAAATCACTATCATCATCTGCAAACTTTGGATTCGGTATCTCTCTTAATCTGCCAGACTCTTTATCCCACTGCAACCAACAACATGGGCCTGTCTCTCCACTGAATCTATTTTTAAGGATACGAACTGTTGTTCGATTTCGTACCTCTTCTGTATCCGCTTGACCGTTTCGTTCTAATGAGAAACAAAAGTCTGAGAGTTGTGCGATACCATGTGAACCACGCAGTTGTGAAAGGCTAACGATTGCTCCCTCTTCATGTCCAGAGTCTGATGCCGGTTTTCTACTAAGATGTGAGACCAGCATTAGATGTATGT